ATGACACCTACAGAACAAGATAATGAGCTACAAGAGGCAATATACGCCCTGGATAGGCTTCGGGGGAGAATCGACCCCAACCTGCCGAGAATTGGCTCTGTAATGGCTAGGGTTGATGACATTGTAGCCCTCATCACCGCCGATAGGAAGCGTGTGGCGTTAGAGGCGAGGGTAGCTGAGCTAGAAAAGTTCGTGAACACTACCAATCGAAGCCTATCGGTTAAGAAACTTCGAGACCGCCTATCCGAACTCAAATCTCAACAGGAGGAATTATGACAACCTCTCCTAACAAATGAATTCCCATCGGTTGATGCACTGATGATACGCGACAAAATAGTATTAAAGTATCTGGTAACGAAAGGAAACGAATGAAAGGCTTTAACAAAACAATACTGATGGGCAACCTCACCAAAGACGTAGACATGCGAACGACCCCGAATGGGCAATCTGTCGCGAACTTTACCCTGGCAGTTAGCCGAACGTGGAAAGACGGAGCTGGAAACCCACAAGAGCAGACCAGCTTTATCCCATGTGTGGCGTGGGGCAAGACCGGGGAAGTGTTGGCGAAGTATGTGAGTAAGGGTTCGCCCATTCTGGTAAGTGGACGACTGGATCAGCGCACCTACGACGATAAGGACGGCAACAAGCGGTCAGTGTTTGAAGTAAGCGTGGAAGATTTTAACTTCATCTCAAGTAATAACCCGAATGATCGCACACCGATGGCACAGGCTCAGGCTTTGAACGGTGGGAGGGATTTTGTGCCGAGTGAGGTGGAGGATACGCCGATTGATTTGTCGGAAATTCCTTTCTGATATTCGAAGCCCATGCAGCAATGTGTGGGCTTTTTTGATACCCAAACGCTAAATGTAGCGTTAGCGTATTGACACATCACGCTATTTTTGCTATACTGAAAGTAATCGCCTCGGAGGGTGACAAAGATAGTAATTAACAGCCTATGACTACCGCAGAAATGTGGTGATATGTCGTGGGCTTTTTTGTTAAATTATCGCCAACGCTTGTAACTTGTGCAGAGTTCCCTCAAGGGGGGGCTTGCTCTTTACGCAGGTGTACCTTTGTTACCCACTTTTTTCATGGTTTAACTTACGTTCGACTCATCACTCGCTGATGTTTCTCTATAGGTACACTCTGCACAGGCTACGAGTACGGCACAAAAGGGTGAACCGTGAAGCAGCAACTATACAAACTTATTCTTATACTTACCATACTTACCGCAGTATTATTGGTGGTCGTGTATGGCTGATACTGTTGCAAGCCTCACAGACGCCGACATGCTCCAGCAGTACGAGTCACTAAGCTACAAACTGCTCAAAATTGGCAACCCTGAACGACGACAGGAAATTGACAAGATACTCGATGTTTACGCCAGGGAGATGTGGGCGCGGAATTGGGGCTGGAATGGGTAAGGCACATAGTCAACATTTTGCGACATTAACAAAAGGGGCGAAAGATGAGTAGCAATGTGTCTGTAATAGGGGTAAAAAGTGGACAATCTGCTTAACACTCCTATTGCTGTGCCAAGGATTCACTATCCACGGCCAGCGAGTGCTATTGCAGAAGAACGAGCAGAGAACATCAAACGACACAACCGATTGCTCATAACATCACATCAACGAGAATCCTACATACAGCAAATGGAAGAGGCGCGTCTCCATAGGCTCATGAATAAACTCGCGCAGGAGAACCTATGACACCAATACGATACCAAATCCTACTATTTCTCGGAAAGCTGTTCCGTCACGACATCAAGATCACACGAGCACCACGCTTTATGATTGACGATAGCGACGAACCAGGCGACGTAACTGTAATCGAGATACGAAAGAGTTAGAGATGACAAAGAAGCTCCTCGAAGACCAGCGACAGACAGTATTTCTCAGGTTGTATCTCACACCTGGCACGAAGTATTTCAACAATGCGCTGCAAAGTGGACTTCAGGCAGGGTACACACAAGAATACTCTGAAAGCATCCTGCAAAAAGAGTTGAAATGGCTCGCAGATGGCGTGTCGGAGATTGTCGGAAAGCCAACTGACAAAAAGAACCTAGTGGCAAAGGCAAAGAGGGTGCTCGATAAGAGCCTAGACTCAGAGGACGAGAAGATACGCCAAGACACCGCTAAGTTCGTAGCGAAGACCGATGCAGAGTTCAGCGAGAAGCAAGAACACACGTTCCACCTGCCAACGCCTATACTCGGCGGTAAAAGCATAGAGGACGACAAGCAGTAATGCCCTATCAGGCGACTACCGCTACCCACAAGCTCCTCGCGCTCAAGAAGCGTATTCGTGCAGTATCAGGTGGCACATCTGCCGGGAAAACTATTGCGATCCTGCAAATCCTTATCGACAACGCGCAATCAGACACTAAGCCGACGCTCACGAGTATTGTATCTGAATCGTTTCCGCACCTACGCAAAGGAGCGATGCGTGACTTCCTGAGTATCATGCAGGAGCACGGCTACTACCAAGACTCTCGGTGGAGTAAGACCGACTATACCTACACCTTTGAGACTGGCAGTAAAATAGAGTTCTTTTCAGCCGACCAACCAGGCAAGGTGCGCGGGCCGAGGCGTGACCGACTATTCGTCAATGAGTGCAACAACGTATCACAAGAGGCCTTTGAACAACTTCTCCTCCGTACCAAAGAATACTGTTTTGCCGACTGGAATCCGGTCGCCGAGTTTTTTATGTACACCGACTACATCGACAAGCGCCCGGACGTGGACTTCACCATCCTTACCTACAAAGACAATGAGGGGCTGAGCGAATCTATCGTCAATGAAATCGAATCACGCAAAGGCAACAAGCAATTTTGGCAGGTGTATGGCCTCGGACTTCTCGGTGAGTCAGAGGGGCGCATCTATACCGGCTGGCAGATTATCGACTCTGTACCCCACGAAGCTCGCCTCGAACGCTACGGCCTCGACTTCGGCTATACCAACGACCCGACAGCGATTGTGGCAATCTACAGCTATAACGGTGGCTATATCCTCGACGAAGTGACATACCTCAAGGGGCTCAGTAACAAGCAAATAGCCGACATCATCAACAACCTCCCGAGAGCCCTCGTCATGGCCGACAGTTCAGAGCCAAAGAGTATCGACGAGCTAAAACTGTACGGCGTGAACATCCTTGGCGTGACAAAGGGCGCCGGTTCGGTTAATCACGGGATTCAGTACGTCCAAGACCAAAAAATCAGTATTACTAAACGCTCAGTCAACGGGCTAAAGGAGTATCGGAACTATCTGTGGATGACAGACAAAGAGGGGAACATCATCAACACGCCTATCGACCTGTGGAATCACTTTCTTGACGCAGTTCGGTATGGGTTCGAGGGGCTACGACCAAAACGAGAAATTAAACATAGGCAACCACGCGCTCGCGCACGGTTCCATATATAGGGGGATATATGTCAGAGAAGTTTACACACGGCAAAATAAAAACATACTACAAGAATGACGACGGGAGTATTACCAGCGAGACTGAGAGTTTCTATGAGAACCCCACGGCTTTTGAGCGCGAAGTCACTCAGAGTGTCCTCACTGGCCGAGATACATTCCTGTCCGATGTCATGCAGAGCCTTAGCCTTATTTCAAACAAGAAGACCCGCGAGTTACATCTGGTTATCAAAACCGACGAACATTACATCCCACGATCTATCTTCAAAACATGGACGGAATCGAAAGAAGTGCTGGCCAAGAAACGCTAGTACCAATCTCACCCAGATTGTGCTATAATAAGAACATAAGGTAGCCACCGTATCATCGACCCTACCACGGAAGATGAAGCACGGTGGCTTTTCTAACTGACGATACAGAGCTTTATGACCTGCAAGAGCAGAGCAAGCAAGAATCTACAATTTGGAGACAGGGCTATCCCGAGTACGAACGCCTTGCAGACAACGACCTCATGGAGGGTCTTGACCCTGCACTCCCCGAGGTTAATGACGGCTCACTCGCTGCCAGTCTCTACAAACTCCCTAAGCGTATCGTGTCGAGTGCTCTCACCGGACGTGCAACTGCTACCAACTCAGACGAAGCATGGGTTACTGAACTCGCCAATATCGTGTGGGAGAAACAAATCATTCCCAACGCGAACTCTCAAGCACCATTCCACCGTAAATGGAAAGACGCTGTGCGCAAAGCCGCAATCTATGGCTCAGTCCCACTCAATACTATCTTTGTTGAGCGTGGACGCTATACCGGCGCAGACTTTATTGTATCCCAGCCCCAGGACGTAACACTCGAACCCGGCAAAGTATCTGACTATGACTCCGATGTCCTGTTCTGGGACGTCTATTTCTCACGCTCACAGGTAAAGAGCATGATTGAACGTGCCAAAAAAGAGATGAAAGAGGCCAAAGAGAACCCCGAAGACGGCTACAACAAATGGTCGCTCGATGTACTCAAAGCCGCTTACGACTCTAAGGACGAAGACAGCCGCGACGCTCAAGACGAGCACAACAACGCTAAGGTTGTCCAAAAGGGTGTGAAGTTCTGTATCGCGGTTCAACGTGGACAAGACGCACCGTTCAAGATGTTCTACAAGAAACGTACAGCAAGAGAGTGGAGCAACCCCGACCCATCAGGTGACGTGCCAATTCACTTCCTCTATTGCTACCAAGACTTCGTAAACCCTTATGGAACAGGGATTGTTAAACTTGCCGGTGGAACCCAGAACGTCCTCGACTACATGCGACAGTCTGACGTACTCGCAACGCAAATCGGACTCCGACCTCCAGTATCTATCGGCGGCAACATCGACTCAGCAGACCTCGACTCTATCGGGGTGTACGCTCAGGATGCCCAGTGGATTACGGGTGAAGCTATTGTTAAGCGTGAAGAAATTAGCAACCAAGTCTACTCACAGTTGCCTGCGCGTATCTCAATGTATAAGACTTCACTTAACCAGTTGATACCCGTAGGCGATACCTCGATTGCTGGTGGTGACTCAGGCGACCCTCAGTACTCAAAAACTCCAGCAGGTGTGGCGTTCCAAAAAGCCAGCCTCTCGATTGACGATGAGGACTTCAAAGATAACCTCTACATGACGTATGAAGCCGTCGCTAAGAGCATGATTAACACTCACTTCGCGAATATGCAGGGTCGTGACCTCCTGAAACTATCTGATGAGGAGCGTGATCGTCTGCAAAAGGCCGGACTTGAGTTCCCACTAGATGAGATGGGACAGCCGACCAATGAACTAGAAATTATCTGGGACGAGGCCCGAGCAGTCTTTGATTTTCAGATTGACGCAGAGCAAAACAAAACCACCGATGAGGCACAGCAACTAGAGGGACTTCTCCGAGTAGCTGACTTCATTAAAGACCCAGCAACTCAACAGCTTATCATGAGCGGTCAACCTATGATGCTCGGCACAATGAAGCTCGACCCGGGCGAACTCATCTCGGAGATCGTCAACCTCACCACAGACAACGACAAGATTATCACTCAAGTCACTCCCGAAGAGCAAGAGGAGTCTGAACAGGCCCAGATGATGCAACAGCAGATGGAACAGGAGCAGATGGGCGCAGAGATGCCCGAAGAGATGATGGGCGAAATGCCAGGAGAGCAGATGCAAGACATCGGCCCTGAGATGCTGCCAGAAGTACCGCAAGAAGACTCTGAGTACGTCCTACAGGTTATGCAACAGTTCGGCGTAGACCAGCCAACCGCCCTCGCCATGATTGAAGCCGAAAAGCAGGGCTATCACCCAGAGGAAATTATCGAAGCGTTACAACGACAAGGAGTAGCTAATGTCTAGAGCAACCGGCGATTTATTCACGGGGATTCACAGTGTCCGCGCACAAGAAGTAGCTAAGCAACGCGACGACCGCCGACAAAGCCGTACAGTTGCCCGCGTTGAACTTGGAAACGATGCACAGTCAGTCCTCGACCTTATCAAAAATGAGCGAGATGCACTCCCGAAAATACTTTGGGAAATGATCACCCCAACCGACACCAAAGAGTCTATGGAAGCTAAGAAGACCGCATTGAAGATGTACGACGCTTACCTCGCAGGGTTCCACAACAAGGTCGCATCTATCCTTAAAAAACCACTGGTAATAGAGGACAAGTAATGAGTGAAGCATACGACGCTTACCGTGAAACTATCAAAGAAGAACAAGCCGACAAGCCTTACGAAGAAATCAAAGAGGAAATGTCGAAAGTATCTGAGCATCTGCTCGAACTCGACCGTCTCGTACCACAGGAGCACCGCTGGATAGACCGAGGAGAAGTCATGAGCTGTGAGGGCGCAGCACATCCAAACCACCGTTCATTCAAATCACATAAAGGAAAAAGG